CCAGACACGCTAAGATTATTTACATTACTAATATTATTACTAGTATCAACTAAAACGCCGTTAAAATTTAATTTACCGGTGCCGTTAGTAGAAAAACTAAGATCGCTATTAACTCCATTAGCATCAAGAATAGATCCAGTTATAGTAAAATTACCAACTTCAATAGAAACAAGGGCCGCCAGAGAAGAGCTTAAACTGATTACCGGATCACCCCCTATTCCATTGGGATTATCAATAGTAATATTATCTCCAGCCACCAAATCTCTAGTTCCCCATGTTAATGGCCCAGGGGATGAAGCGGAAGTTATTACCGGAAATCCACCAGTTGTCACTACATTATTAAGATTAAATAGAGAAGTTGGTAATTGAAAATCAATCATTGCTCCAGGTGGATTTACAACACCATTAGCAATTGTTATTGAATTATCAGAACTTTGCGCCGTAAATGCTGTTATCCCATTATAACCACCACCAAAAGGAATAATCCGCCATAACCCAGCGGCAGTCGTAGAATCGTAGAGTTTGAAGTCTACAATCTGCCCAGGGACAACACTTAATAGAAGGGTGGAGTCATTTTTTAGAATATCAAAAGTATAAATAGATATATTATTAAAAATTACATCCGTCCCTTGTGATGCAAGTGTTGCGTCTGGAAGAGTAATTGTACGACCGGCCATATCGGGCATTACATCATTGAATCCAGCCGCTATAGGACCGCCCACAAAGGAAAACGGCCATGACAAAACAATATTAGCAGTTAAATTAATTAATTGATAAGAAACTTGTGCTGGATAACTTGTACTACTACTTACTACGGTATAAGGCATATTTAAAAACTATTTATTGAATTAAGGGGTCTAGCAAAACTACCAATGTCATTACTAACTCCTCTTAGGGATTTTATCTTATTGGCATTCATTTCATTAAAGGCTGCCGTTGATTTTTTGCAAAAAACATCTGGCCGTTCCATTAAAATAACGTCTTTATAACAAATATATTTTTTGGATAAAAGATTACGATCCAATGGATCCAGGTCGAATTTAGGCGCTCTATCAGCTGGAACTAAACTCCACCCTTTTGCTGCCATTTCTTCTACTCTAAAATTTTCAGCTCCCTTTATTCCTGTACAAACATGTCTATAAGAATAACCTTCTTTGGCAACGCCAGGAGGGAGAGTTAACGGACTTACATAATCCATGTTATATTCCTCTCTCATTTCATGTACTCGTGATTCAGTTTCTCTAGTATTGCGCGACATATTCATTTACCTCTTTTTAAGTCTTCTAATTTATATCTAAGCCAATCTTTTTCATTGATTCCGGCATTAGCACACATTCTTTTTTCATCAGCCGTCAAAATCAATTGAGTTGTGGCGGAGGATTTGCCATTTGCTGATGAAGCATAGGAATTCCTAACTCCCCCTACGGATGCAACGGATCCAATATCTTTAGGAACTTTCTGAGATTCTTTTTTAATCTCAGAAATGTAATTCTCTATAGTATTGAAATAATCATCTGAAAAATAAGCATCCATTTGATTATTATTAGTTAAATTTGTATCCAAATGATTAATAAAATTTGCAACTTGATTGGCTATTTTAGGATTATATTTAGGTGATGTAGGGTGCAAATATGGGTGATCTTCAAGCCAATCATTGGCAATTTCTTGTTCCCTTTCTCCGTGTACAGGATTAGCTGCTTGATTGTATTCTTCTCTAGTATATTCAGAAGATTTGGCTTTTGCTTGCTGGTCATTATAAACCCATTTCTCTAGATCATTGATTGTACTTACAGCTTTAGTCAAAGCAACATCTGCATCTAGCAACGCATCTAGATTTCCTTCCTCAATAGCCCTCTTTTTGTTTTCCTTTGCTCTTTCCAAATCAAAATAGGCGCTCTTGCTATAATGATAAGTGCCTGAATTTAATGACTCGTTCAACATTTGTTTCAGGTGAGAATTTTCCTGTATTAAAGCTTCTTTTTCGGCTATAGCCTGATATTTACGCTTAGTTTCCTTCCAGAGCTTTTTTTCTCTTTTTTCTTGTTTCTGAGATTCTTCCTCAGAGGTATCTTCTTCTTTAATTTCTTCGTGCTCTTCTGATTCTTCCTCTGGTTTTTCTACTTCATCATTTTTTAATTTTTCTATTTCATCTAAAGCATGTTGTATTTCAGCTAACCCGCTATCATCCTGTATGTCTTGATGAGGCTCGGTATTAATCATATTTTGTTCAAAATTCATAATATCCATTGTTTATATTTTATCTTGCTATTACGGTAGGATTAGAAATCACTAAATCTATTGCATCTTCCTTTAAAACAAACACAGGGAGATTGTGACAAAGTATTTTATACCCAGCATGCCTTGGGAATACTACCCAATCACCAACTTCGCACCATTTTCCAGTTTGCTCATAACGAGAATCCAAATATGCTGCTTTAGATTTTTTAACAACTAAACCGACACAACTTTTATATTGTTGTTCTTCGTGCACTATATCTGGCCTAAAAATACCTTTTACTACCTTTGGTTCAGTGTATAAACGAACCAATATTGTCCACCCTTGAGGTTCAATGTCATTAAATTTTGCAATCTCTTCTTCTTTGGAAAAGTTTATTAAATCAATTCCCAGATCTTCCTGGCTCATCTATATCTTCCTTAAATGTATTTTTACATATATCAATTGCATCTTGTAAGCCTTTGATTTGTCCAACAAAAAACTTATATGAGGCAAAATCGTGAATCTGTCCCTGAATGATATAACTCTCTATTTTACCTTTTTCTTCACGTAAGTTTTCTACTACTCTCCTGTAAAGCATCTTATAAAATGTCTTTTAGAGATTTTTTCTTAAACTCTTTCGGCAATCCTTGCACAGTTGCTTCACCATGACGAATCTTGGCTACACCACCCATAGCAAATTTTTGACAAGTAGTTTTCTCTTTTTTTACTGAGCCACCCTCTTTATAAGCTCTCATTTTTGTTTTATCAGCACATGATTTTGAATAGTAAACATCATCCGCATGTCCTGGGTGATCAAGCAATTTTGCAGCTTTAGCTCTCATTGCATCAGGCTTGCCTTGATAACCGGCCTTCATGTTTTTAGTAAATTCCATTTTGATTCTCCTGTTTTGTTAATTCGGTTTCAGATTTTAATTTAGCAATATCTTCAGTGGACTCTATTTTTGCTTTTTCTTTCTCAAAATCGAGTTGCGCCTTAAAGATATCTGTTTCAGCTTTCAAGTTAGCTATTCTCTCTCTTGCCGCCGTTTCAGCTTCTTTTTGCTGTATATCAGCTATTAATAAAGCATTCGGATCAATTGGCGCTTGTTGCTGCTCTTGCTGTCCAGCTCCTGATTCTTCTAGTGCGCCAGCAATTGCCATAGCAATAGAATTCTGAACTTCAGGATCCTGTATCTGCTCAAGGGGTGGTAACTCAAACCCGATCATTTGCTGGGATTGAATTAAATACTCATAAGCATCGTGCTCTTTGATATGGGCCATTAATATTGGTTGCAGATCTGGATTTTGTTCAGCAAATAGAGCATGAGTAAGCTTATGAGCAGCATGTGCTTGCCACATAGCAGCTTTAATAGGTGAACCCTTCATAGCATTTATATTCTCACTGATAGGATCAAGAGGTAATACTTCCTGTTCTTGGGGATCCGGCTTCAAGATAGTATCTATACTTTTCTCATCTAATCCTTGAGCCTGATATATCATTTTAAATACTTCCCTCATATTATGAGCTTCTGGATCTTGTAATGCGACTTGCATAGTCGCTTGAGCCTTCATAATTCTTTGGGGAGTAGAGTTTATTGACGGGTCAGAAACAGGAATGATTGCCACTTCATCAATAAAGTCTTCTGAGGTAATTTCTTGCTGTTGATTACCAATGCTAAAATTCTCGGTCTCTAAAGTTTTACTAAAAGTTTTATTAATTAACTGCAATTCACGTGTTAAAGAATAATGAATGGATCTTAATACCGCTGACTGAATACGGTTATTGGTTTCTAATAACGCTAGAGTTGTTCCGGTTGGGATGTCTTCCTTAGAATCCAGCATCCCCATTTCACTTGTAGATCCCAGTTCTTTAGTCTGGTTCATGATTTCAAGGCGCAGCTCTCTTAAAGCTTGAGAAGGTTCGGAATAAGGCAGAGGCATGAAGGCTTCTTGAAGAGGAATACCGCCAGTATCAACCTCTACAAATTGCCCTGGCCCTACTATCAGATCATTTTGTTGTTGTTTGAACCCCTTAGCTCTAAGACCACCTGGAAGATTTTTAAATGCACCAGCATCAACTAACTGGCGTAACAACTTAGTTAAAGTAATGGCATTAGAGCCAATAAGATGAGCTAAGCCAATCCCATAAATACCAAAGCCAGGTAAGTAATTGTATTGCACAAAATAGTTTTGTCTTTTCCGCTCCGGATCTTCTTCTTCCCAGTTTTTCCTAATAGATAATACTTCCTTAGAGATTTTATCTATTGTAACTATATAAGGGAGAGGTACTGTATCCGTTGTATTATCATTATTTCCTGGATTAGCGAAATCTTCTAAATTTAGATAAGTATGCACTTCATATATAGGAAATAAAGAACGTTTAGTATATACATCAAGATCAATCTCATTCTTGTTGATATCCTTATTAGAGTTATCCTCATCAGTATTTTCCAATGATTTTAGATAGGAAAGCTCAACATCTCTATAAATATCATTTTGCTGATTTAAGATGATTTCTCTTTTAGAAAGATGCAAAACATGAGTTAAACGATTGGATTCAAGGATTGAGGTGCAATCAGTATCAATAATAAAGTCTTGTGGCATTATAAAGCGACTTAAGGGGCGCTTTAATAGTTTATCATAATAAACCTTTTTGAACCCGCTACCATAAAGCCCTAAATAAAGCAAAAATCTTTCAAAATCTGAATAATAAGACTCATCAACAATAGTAAGGTAATAATTAAGCCAATCCCTGATTTTTTCACCTTTGCTCTGTAATTCTTCACTATCACCGCCATTAATTTTAAATCCAGCAGGCCCAGATTGCGGCAACAATTCAGCTCTTGTGGTAGCATAAAAACGAATTAAAGCATTAGAAAGAGTCGTGTCAAATGTTCTGGTAGATTCCCTGAAAGGGATATATTTTAAATCCTCAATGGAAAAACCTAAATATTGCTTTACCTTCTCGACTGAATCCATCCATTCTTTACGAGATAAAATATCTTCTTCAATAGATTCAAGTAGAAAACTTGAGAGTCTTTTTAAGCCTTCCTCAGGAAAATCAACCGCTAAATTATCGTAAAAAGCTCCTTCTTTCTCTTCTTTTGGTAATGCACCAATCTCATAGACGCTAGAGCCATCCTCTAATTTTTCAATTTCTCTTATATCATTATCAGCAGTTTTCATTATTATATGAATAACCTCATGTCTCATGTTGGTTCCTACCGGCGAATATTTAAGCTCTTCAATTTCTCAAGATTCGCCGGTAGGTATATATTTTACGATCAATATTTTAGAGAATTATAGCACATGTTTGAAATACTTGAAAAATTCGTGAAAAAGCTTGAAAAGCTTGAGAATTACTACATTCTAAGGAGCGAGCAAGACTCAATTATTGTAGCAACTAAAATAATAATTAAAGAACATAAGGAGTTTTTGGGTAATGTTTTCCAACCTAGAACCCAAAATATTGATAAAGAATTACCGGTTTTCTTCCTAGTTACGATTGAAAAAAAGGTTTTGACGATGAGTAAGGAATTTATCAAGAGAAAATTGCCTATATTAAATCTAAACAAAGCTCAATACCCTCTTAATACAGAAAATATTAAACTGTGGTTAGATGAATTTGTCGCTGAGAATTTTAAATATTAAGTAAATCATTTGTAATGAGTGGCGTATTTATCTAATACTGCTTTAATCATTTTTTGATATGGAACATGAAAAGTCTTGGCCTGCTTTTTAAAAAAAGCAATACTATCTTTGCTTAACGCAATAGTAATTTTTGTTGAATCATCTTTTAGAATTAAATCTTTTGGATTAGGTAAAAAATCTTTTATTATTTTTACTTTTCCTATTTCACCTTCGGTGTATTTTACCATTTTTTTGCTCATAAATTTCTCTTCCTTTTCTCCAATAACCTGCTCCAAAAATCCTTATAGTATAATTATTTTTTAAGGTAAAACGTACTGTAAGAATGTTGTTTTTTATCCTTCCTAAACAAAAATATCGTTTTTCAATAATACTACTATGATCTAAATCTTCTAATATTATCCTATGTAAATCAAAAAAAGCTAATTGAGCTTCATAAAAATTTACATTATGTTTTTTTATATTAGATTGATTCTTTGTTTCATGCCATTCAAAAACAGTTTTCACTTTTTGTAAGAGAATATCACAAATAAATATAATAATCCATATAATAGTATGGGTTTAATAAACTTTAATTTCTTTTCTAGAAGGTTGTATAGGTCTTTCATCTCTTGGATTCAGTAAGAATTTGCCGTCTTTTAGTTTAAGAAGCGCTTGAGTCATAGTATCAACTAAGTCTCTACTTTCTGCATTTGGAAAATAAGCCACAGCTTCAATAAACTCATCGGCAAAAGGTAATAATTTATCATAGTTAGGTGGTTTTGCTGGAAGCCATACTCTTCCACCTTCAATTAAAGGAGTTATTAAACGCACTCTTTGTATCTTATCACCATATTTATTAGGAACAAAAGGAACAGCCATAATTCCAGCAGCTACTAAATCTTGTATTAAAGGATCACCCGAGGCTTTGGCTTCAATCAAGCACATATCTACTGGCCTTCCTTTAAATAAAGGGTTTCTCTCCTTGCCGGTATCTCGATAATCAAAATATAATCGTTTAGTTATCTCTCTAAGCTCTGGATACTCAACTCTTCCTCTCCACATAGAAAGTAAAATTACATTTTCTATATGATTATGATCATAAAATACTCCCCATGTAGTACATGCAGAATAAGCAGACATTTCTTTAGCCGTAAGTGCGGTATCATAAGACTGAAGAACAAACTCAATTTGCGGTGGAGTTGTATCTTTCCACCATTGGAACCAAGCTTTTTTAATAATCCCACCAGCTTCAGGAGAAGGACGTTGTTGATATTGTCCTGCATAACCATAAGAACCTAGTTCTTGCTTATATTTATTAATCTCCTTGTCAGAAAACCTTTCTTCACATAATAATTCACCTTCTGTAGTTCGAGGGTCTTCCCATATCTGACCGTTTGTGCTAGGCAATACTATAGTGCGAGCTATTCTTTTCTCCTCAAATTCCATAGGAAGAATAAGCTTCACCCATTCATTATCAGTATCATTACCTAATAAATGTCCCGATATATCTTTCTCATGGATTCTTTGTTGAACTACAATACGTACGTCATTTTTAGGATTATTAAGTCGAGTTGACCATACTTGATCCCACCACATATTAGCGTTAAGTCTTTTAGCTTCTGAACTACCTTCTTTTGCAGAGTTAGGATCATCACAAATTAAACAAGAAGCTCCGAGGCCAGTACTTGTACCGCCTACAGAGCTAGATATACGATAACCGCCCTTATTATTTAGAAAATACCCTTTTGCATTTTGATCTTTACTTAAAGTATATCTATCACCCCATCGAGAACGATACCAATTGGATTCTATTAACCCTCTACATTTAAAGGAATGTTCCAATCCCAACTTAGCAGCATAAGAAGCGTACATAAACTTTTCTTCTGAATTATGAAGCCAAGCCCAAGCGGGGAATGCTATTGAAATCATCGTAGTTTTGCTAGATCGAGGTGGGACATTTATTAACAAATTTTTAATATCTCTATAAAAACAAGCTTCTAAATGTTCACAAATAGCTTGTATATGCCAACTATCAATAAAAGGAATTTTACCTTCTATTACAGGCCATGCTTGCTTTATAAATTCATGTAAAGAGAGTTCAGTAGTTAAAATACTTTGTATACGTAATAACGCATCAATATTTATTTGACCCGATATATCTTCTTCAATTTGTTTTATAAGCATTTTTTATTATATCTAAAGAAGGATTAGAATTTAATATTTGTATATTTAAAGAGTTATTGTCGCATGGAACACCAACCCAATGAGTAAAATCTTTTCTTCCATAATGTACAACAGCAGTAACTTGATCGCTATTAGTTACTGCACCAAATGAACCTTCAGTAGTACTTGGCATCCATACTTTATCGCAATATTGAAAATAGCATATACCAAGTAATTTACCTTCATTACCTGTAGTATTACCATATGCTATCGAGTTTACTAATTGATCCTGGCTTACTTTAAGATAATCTGATCTTGTCATACGACTACAACCTATTTCACAAAAGAGAATCGGTAATTGATATTTATTCCAGGCTAAATCAACCCAACCTTGACCACTACCTTGAGCATTATCATATAAATAATTTGCTTCATTATAAGTATGCGGACAAATGATCAGCCTTTTATTTAAATTGCGCGTATTATAAGGTAGTAAAGTCGGCAACAATTGATCTAAATATCCAAAACAAGGATACCCCCCATTCCAGCCAGGGCCACTAGTTGCGAAACTAATAGGGTAGCCAATTAATACTTCCCTAAACTCACTATATAACTGTTCTTCTATATTAACCCATTTTTTAGTATATTGAGCTACATAACCCTTTGGGATTTGTGCTTGCTGGTCTGTTTCAGAACCAATAGTAATCCCATAAATTGCTGGATGATAATCTGTTCCAGTAGAATCACCAGTATTACTAAAAGAATTCATTAGCCCTCTAATTGAATCCTCCATATCAGGAGGAGTACCAAAAGCACCTAAATTATAGTTGGATACAGGAACTAATACTTGAATCCCTAAGTTATGACAATAATCTAAAAACGGGATATGGTTGTTTCTTGAATCCCAATCATATAATCTAATTAGATTAACTCCTAAATCACTTAAGTTTTTTAAATCATTACGACCTATAAATACTTTTCCCGCATCTGGCCCGTCGACAGGCGAAAAAGAATCTCCCCATAATGGTTTAATATTATAAGTGGCTACATCACTACCAAACCATATACAAGTGTTATTAGCATTAGAAGGATTATACCCTTCTGGAAATGGATCGTAACACATACCCTTTAGAAACTTGTTCATAATTTCCCCAATTTATATACTTTATTTTATTATATACGAAAAAAGTTTTTTAGAAAAAAATTGATTCTAATTTTTTGTTGATCACCAGAAAATTACATGGTATAAATTAGTTGCTTTCATATTGAACATCTGATTTACTTTACTGGAATTTTACATTTGTTTGTTCCGAACATAAACATAAATGAATGTAGAATTCCTAGAAAACTTCTAAACTCTCTCGTAGAAATTCAAAGAAACTCGAAAAAGTGTTAACGAAAAAAATAGAGCAAAAAAAGTCCTATAACGTGGATTATGGAAAGTGTTGCGGATTTATCACGACCAAGGAAAGAGAAACATTAAAGAATCAACCTTTTCTTAACTGTCTACAAAATTCTCCTTTTCTATCCATTCAACAGGTTTTACATTAAAAGCATGATCTAAATCTGTATAAGTAATTCCGTCAGTCGTTAAATAAAACTTCCCAAAACACTCACTATATTGGATAAATCCCCAAAATTCATTATGGCCTTGTTCTTTTGCATGAATCTTAAGTCCTTGGCATTGATTTTCTGGTAACACTTCATATTCAAATGTGGAAGGCCAATTGATTTTATGTTGAATAAGTTCCGTGAGTAATTCTTCCACCGTTATCATTTCTTGAGCAGCTCTTGTTACTAATACTTTCTCTAAAAATTTTGGTACACTTACATAATATCGTTTAGGATCTGCTTCTTGAAAATTCATAAATCCTTATCATCAAAATTAAATATTAAAGAATCTTCATTCTCCTCTATCAACCAATTTGTCGCCATGGTATCATTGTACGTAAACATCAATATATTACCGTCATTTGCCTCATTTGGTAGGCTATAACACAATAGTGTATGGCTTTTCTCAGGGACTCTTTTTATTATTTTACCACTTTTAAATGCTTCTAATGCTTCTTGAAAACTATAGGTTTTAGGTTTCTGGGGATATATTCTCCAATGATAGTTTAATATCTCACCTGCAGAGAAAACATACTCGTCACCATCTTGATCAAAAAAGATATTATTAAATTCTTGCCAAGGTTTAGGGATATAAACATAGTGTTTATTGGGCCAGATAGGGATATGGATATATTTACCTTTTTGCGCTAATTTCACCGCATCTATAAAATTCATAAATCTGCCTTTTCCATTATTTCCCACTGATTAGAAATTAAATCTTCATAATATATACCGTTTAATGTAAAGTACTCATCTAAACCTATACTTTCGTCATAATTCCAATTTTTATTTCTAATTCTCCCATATTTACCAGCACCTTTTAAAGCTTCTATAAAATTCATGTTTTATCCTCTATTTCCCATTTAACAAATTTAAGCGCTTCTTCTACAGTAGTGATATGTCTTGGAATAGTTCTACACCTCTTAATCATTCTTTTTTGGCACAAAATCTTTTCTATGGCAGATGCCAATTCGGGGACTAGAATATATTCACCACTAGTATATTGCACTAATAATAGCTCTTCTCCTTTACCCAAAGTATCTGTAGCTGTTATTAACTCATCCTTAACTTCCTTTTTAGCTCGTTTCATCCCGTAATACGTTTCTCCAGCCAAAGTACATCTTTCACCATATCTTCGTACTGATTCTGGATCGTTGGGATTAACATCACTAAAGTCCAACATTACTCTCTTATATTCTGCCTCTGTCTCTTCATCTAACACACGTTTCTTTCCCTTAATCCATTCTTCTTCAGAAATTCCCGCATTAGCACACATTCTTTTCTCATCATCCGTTAAAGTTATTTCTTCCTTCTCATCTTCATGTATTCGCGACGGGACTATCTTTAATCTAGTTCTTATGAATGATTTCCACCATTTTTCTTCAGTCATTTTTCCTGCTCTTTCTTGAAATCCCATTTCTTTCTGCATAATCTATAGATTCCACTGCCGGCTCTATTAATCCACTTAGATAAATTCCTAAAATATCAAGAAGCACATCAAGTTTTCGATCATCTGGAAGTGGAAAAAATTCATCTAGCATCATATCATTTTCAGAAGCATATTCTCGAATTTTGTTAATCCTAGTTTTCTTAACTTGTGCTGCCATAACGATTCTTGCCGCATCCCCCATTCTTGGTTGGTCTTGTCTATCATAGGCATTTTCAACATATGTTCGTTTAATTTCTTTACAAAGTTCGTCCAAATTAGAATCAATATAATCTTTCCCACCGCTAGCTAATAACAATGTCTTACCTTTTTCCAATAAAGTCCAATAACCCATTATTCCTTTTCCTCTTTACATTTTATTCTTTCTAATGTAGTTATTAACCTTAATTTTGTCATTAGTATCAAATCTTTAGTCTCTGGATCTGTATCAGGATGTACCATAAGATTCTGAAGCGATATATCTATTATACATTTTAAGCTAAGCAATTCATCCACACCAAGCCAACCATTTTCTCCAATTT